AGTTACAAAGCTTGCGCCAGACCAAGTGACAGTGTTGAATGACAAATATGCCGTGTTGTTGGTGGTGTTGCCAAGCGGCGTGATGGGCGTCAAAACGTTTCCACCTGCCGTGTACCCTGTGCCGACAACTTCATTGACTGAGCTGTACGCGGTAGTGGTGTTGTCCAAACTGGCAAGCGCTGTGTACAAGGCAATCTTGTAAACGTATGGCGATGTGCCGCTGAAGTTTTCCACCCCGAGCAGCAAGTTTGTTTTGAATGCCGTGGTTTGGCCTTGAACAATCATGAGCCACTCCCGGACACATTAAGCTTCAACTGTCCATCACGGTAGGCGTCGCCACGTTCCATGCCATCGCTCAAGCGTTTCAATTCGCCAAGCGCTTCTTGGTATTTACCCTCATAGTAATTTACCAAGTCTTGCTCGCCCTTCATGAACAGAATGGCCTCGCGCATAGCACCATAGAACAGCGCTGGGTCGTAATTGTTGCCAAGCCAGCTTGTGCCTGTGGAATTTGATACTGCAGTCACTGTGTACGTGAAACCAGAACCTGATGCGCCCGCAATGGATGAGCAGCTCAACACATCATTGACCGCGTAAAAGTTGCCACCAGACTTGATTGTCACCGTGTTGACAGTTCCGGCAACGACCAAAATGTCTGCGGTGGCATTGACTCCAGAACCACCCGTCAAAGCAACGTTTTGATAAATGCCACTGGTGTACAAAGAGCCACCGGTGGTGATCGACCCGGTAGTGATCTGGCCTTGAACAATGGTTGGCGGATAGTAGAAATAGTGCATTTCCACCTGATACGCCGAATCAGGAGTTGGACCAACAATCAATGTCATTTGGTTGTTGTTGCCAATCTGCGACCCAAACAAAGCGTAGTACCGTGGCAATCCATTCGCCGATGCCGCCGTCGAAGGGTAAGCTTCTCGAATGAAGTTGACGTCTTTGTTCAGCAGGTAGTTGTAGTTGCCTGATGCGTCAATGACAGCAATCGAGTAATTGGCCAGCCAATCATTAGGCAGCGCCAAATACTGATTTGAAGATGTGAAATTTCCAGTCACATTTTTGCGCAACGAAGGAATGTTGACGGAGTTATAAATCCGTGTTTCCGCCTCTTGAACNAACGTAGGAATGCTCGCAACGAACAGAGGTTCGTAATTCTCGGCATAAGCCTGAATTGAGTTATAGAGATTCTCATAGTTCATTCGGAATCACCTTACGCTAAGGGGCCTCGGGCGTACAAACCCTTGGTTGCTGCGCCAGTACCACGGATTTTGATGCCGTCAGTCTTGGTTGCTTTGTAGTTGCCTTTGCTGATGCCGGCAATCGATGGATTCATCTCATCCATAACCTTTGCACCAGCCTTGTAGCTCATGTCGGCCATGGCATCAGAAGAGCTGGCGCCACGCTTGTCATAAGCTTCAGCAGGTTTGTTGTTTGGGTTCTTGCCAACAACAACCTTTGGGCTGTTCTTGGTGGTGGGTTTGATGTTCTTTGCGACTGCCATATTAGCCTCCGCGCTGGTTGTTTGCACGAGCCATGTTGCGGCCAACGGCGCGCATCTCTTTGCCGGTGATGCCACCTTTTTTCAGCTTGGACAAGTTTGTTTTCTTGCCGGGGTGCTCTTGTTTGTCGTGCATAGCGAAAAGCCTTTTTGATCAGCTTTTTGTCTTCTGCAATGTCGTCGTGTTTCATCTTAGCCATGTGTCACTCCTATGAGTTTGTTACGGTTACTGTGCCTACTTGCCCCACCGCAATCAATGCGTTTGGAGTGAGAGCTGTGTCAAAGAAACTGGAGCCGCCAACCGGTGCCCAGCCCCATTCTATCTGTCGGCTGCCGCCCTCTGGGTAGCCTGCATTGTTGACATTATTGCTTGCCGTTTGCGATGTGTACAGCCCTGTTGTGCCCGATGAGTAATAGCTCACATCAGGACGTGGTTCACGCACCGCCTGCGGATCATTCACTGGGTACATACCAAGCTGCAATTGCGGATGATCATAGTCAAAACAGGTACGACAAACCTTGATCTTGAACGGCTTTGTCTTGATAACTTCAGTGCGCAAGTCTTTCAGCATGTATCGCTCATCACAGCGATCACACTCGGCAATTGCATATTTACCAGACGAAAACTTGCTGGGCATGACTTACCTGTAATAAAATAAATTCCGGGGGACGAAGCGCAAAGGAGCCTTCTCGCGGTCTTCGTCTGCCGCCTGCTGGAATGTCTCGTCGTAGGCCGCTTTCAGGCCAATAATTCGGTTTGGATCCACTCCGTCCAGCTTCACGCTCAGGTGATATGCCAACCCTGCCACCATGGCCGGGATAAAGCGGAATGGAATGTCTTGGTTATTCACGCCTGTGCCAGCATCCTGCATGCGGCGCATACGCCAGTAGATGAAGTTGTACTGCGTGCCGGGCGTGCCAGTTGGCCAAATGTTGATGCTTGGCAGGTAGTTGCGATACAACTTGTCGCCCGAGGTGTGCGTGGTGGCAACGGTGCCATTGACGCCGCGATAGCAGTTCAAGAGCTGGTTTGCATTGTTGGTTTGAGACGTGCCCACGTTTTGGTACAGGATTGTCTCTGTGCCAATGTTGACGTAGCCTTGGGTCGGCAAGTTGGCCGTGCTGTCTACGTACAAAGTTGTGTCTGTCGCTGTGGCATTTTGGGTCAAAGACGCGCTCTGCGTGCCGTTAACGTTGCCAGACTGACGGTCAATCCACACCTGAATAGGCCGGCCATACGCATTCTTCGTGGGAATGGTGGAATAGGTACTTTCACTAATACGGGTGATATTAATGTCGACCTGATTCTGGCCTAAACCTGTTCGGATGACCTGATCCATGAGGTCAATGGTGTCACTGGCAAAGGGTAGGAGATCTGACCAGCATTGATGTTGATCGGAATCTGCCCTTGCTCAATCGTCCAAAGGTTGATGCCCTTGTTCGCCCACTCAATCGTCATGAGGTTGATACTGCGACGTGCGGTCTTCAGGTCATAGCCTGAACGCAGTTGCTTGCCGCAGCGCTCAAACGCCTCTTCCGTCAGCTCACTGAGGTCGAGGTTGAATGTGGACGTTCCAGAGGTAGACATTTATTTCCCGTGTTTGGCAAGTGTTCCGCGAGTTTTACCGCGCTGCGCAATACCATCGGCACGACTTGATGCAGATGACNCTTTGACTGAGCCGCCTTTTTTCATNCCCATGAATTGCTGGTCGCTCTTGCGGATTGCTGCATCGCGCACAACACGATCTTGACCGCGTTGACCGGAAGCGTTGCCAGACAAACGCTCTTTTACTGCATTCACACCACGAGAAACCAAAGAGTCAAAGTCAATGCCTGCCTCGCGGTTTTTGCGGTTCATGCGGTCAAAAGAAGTTTCGTATTTTTCTGCTGGAGCAGGTGCTGGAGCGGCGGCTGGTTTGGACGCTACTTTTGGAGCAGAAGCCTTCTTGTCGCTGGCCAAATCCGTTGTAAACGATTTGCCTTGCCAAGAAAAAGTCTTGTCACCAGACTTACGAGCAGCAGCAAAAGCCTGACCAAATGTCTGTTTTGGAGTCTCTTCGTCAGAGCCTGTCCATTTTTTGCGGGCGTTTAGCGTAGCAATGGGATCTTCCGTTGCGTTGGCTGCGGAAAGGTCTTCGTCTGTTACTCCGCCTTCATCAAAGCGGCGCATTTTGCGTTTGGTTGCCATGATTAATCTCACTTGCTTTTTGCTGCGCGGAGGTTATCCACGAGGTTTGGGTAAGGACGACCACCAGCTTTGGCCGCAGCTTTCGCTTTGGACTTCTGGCCAGCAGACAATTTCTTGGGCGCACCCAATCCTTTAGGACGAGGTTTATCCCAGACCTCACCGCCCTTTTTGTACTCGGTGAAGTCTGTGTTGTCGCGGCGCGCCTTTTTCACGCCCGAGGGCATCTTGGACGGGGCAATGTCGCCCATGCCGCGACTGCCTCTCATTTCTTGCCCTTCATGTAGCCACCGCCACACATGGCCATCACATGGTCATCATGGTGCTTGTGGCCGGCAGCGTGAGCTTTGACCTTGTCGCGCTCCAATTGATGGCCTGCAGCGTGTTTGCCGTAGTGTTCGCTGTGATGAACGTGGCCACCCGCCTTCATGTTTTTTGAGGCAGCTTCAGCAGCTCGATTTGTGTTTGATTGCATGTTGGATTCCTTGCGTTGAATTTCCATTGCATAACGATCTGCGGGGCTAACGTAATCTGCATTAGATTCGTCAGTGCGTTGTGGATTGACAAACCCACGTCCTGCGCCTGCTGATTTCATGATGGTGCCTTATTTCATTTTCTTGGCGTTTTTAGCGCCGCTTTTGATGCCGACAGACTTGCCAGCATCGCCCATGTTTTTACCACGGGTATGACCTTTTTCTTGCACGGTNTGTTCACCAAATTTACGGTGACCGCCTGCGACGACTTTACCCATAGGGGTGGTTGCAACTTTAGTAGCCATGAGGCCTCCTGTTTTAAATTTGCGGCCTTTATCGGCCTTGCTGAAATCTCGCCCCACGGACTGTGGGACGCCGGCTTTCTTGGCGAACGAAGCACTGTGCGCCACGGCCTCCATGAAATTGTGTTGGGAGCGCGATTTAGAAGGCATTATGCACCTCAATTAATTTGCACCACCCAATAAATTCATTCATTGTCAATTTATTTTTCATGATGTTTACTACCATGCACACCAAATGAATATTGTTTTCTTCATATCCTAATGAAGAATCAATACGGTCTATTGATATATGTGTTGGCACACGCCCTTTATTGGATCCCCATGTCATAGGTACGCCAGACAAAGCACAAAGCCCGTTTTGCTTTTTTAACATATTTTGCAACATTGGTAAAGATAGCTGTTTGCGTCCTTTGTAAACCAATAATCTTTTCAAATGTCCTTCAAGCGTGTTGTTTTTTTCAGATTGTCGCTTGGCTCCAATTTTTGCTTGACATTTGGAGTTGCAAAAACGTTGCAATTTATCTGTGGCGATAAATGAAATATTGCATCCTTCGCAGCATTTTGCTACAGCATATGGAAGACGTGCTGGAGCAGGTTGTGTTTTTTGAAACTCAGATTTGCATACAAAAGAACAAAAAGTTTTTCTTTCAACATCTCGAATAGATCGGATGGACAAAAGCCCATCGCAATGTTTGCAATGTTTTTTGTACTCCGCCCACTTCTTGCTAGTTGAGGGCACTGCGTTGCTCCTTCATGTAGGCATCGAGCTTGTCGTTGAGTTTATCGAAACGTGAGTCCATGTGCAAAAGAAATTTATCCATTTCGGCCTGCGTAACGTTTTCGCGTGCAATCTCTTCGCGAGTTCGGTTCAAAAGAATCGTCACGCGGCTAAGCTCAGCAGACTTCTCACGCAAATTCCATGCAATCAACCCAAT